AGATTATGTGCTACAATTATCTTGTGTTACACACAAGATAATACTAAGTAAAACAGTGTTTATGACAAAGAAACTAATCAATAATCAAACACAATCGGAAAAAGCGATGATCCGGATTCGGCGAGATTTGTACAAAACGATCAAAATTCTGGCCGTGACAAATGATGAAGAAATTGGACTTTTAGTAGAGAATCTTTTGGCTATTGGACTAAAAGAATTTAAAGAAAACAAAAAGGTTGCAGCATGAAAAGTAATCCTTTTGACGATATTTCCCACATAGATGGTGACGGGGAATACTGGTTAGCCCGCGAATTAGCCCCTCTTGTAAGCACAAATTGGGCAACATTCAAACACTCAATAGATAGAGTCAAGCAACTACTTCAAAATACAAAAGAATTTCCTCAGAAACATCTTTTAAAATTAGTTGTCCCAAATCCAAGTAGCAAAATTGGGCGCAACCACCTTGACTTCAGACTTTCAAAATACGGAGCTTATTTAGTAGTCGTGAATCTAGACCCTTGGGATTACAACACTGCTAACGCGCAACTATATTTTACAACCAAGTTTTTAGATCAAAAAAAGAGATGACACTTGAATCAAAGATTATGGAATTTCTTGAAAACGAGCGAACTCAGAAAGAAATTATTGACAATTTTCCAGAATATTCGCCCAATGAAATCACCATTTGCCTAAGAGATTTAGAGATGCGCCAAAAGATAACAATAGACATCAAATACCGTGCAAATACCACCATTGAAAATAGCATCTAAAGACTTAAAGGAACTGCCTAGACCATCTAAAACAGAACCATGGGAGAGATCAACCAGACCAACTTACTGGTTCGGCGATCGCTTACTCACAAATAAAGGATGGGGAATTTGTACAGGGATCAGACAAATTAGCACAGGGGATTGGCTTTATTACATTCAACTAGATAAACCACCACACCTCCAGTCACCAACCCAAATCTTTATTGACATAGAAATACTAAAACATTACACAGGATCAGCATCATGAATGAACGAAAAATCACCAAGATAAAAGCCAAAAGAGGGGACACTGAAAGTATAAGTATCGCCTATATGGTTGTTAACGAAAACAATCAGGAAGAAAATTTAAACTGCTCCTTAACAGGAAAAGAAGAAGCCAGAATTGAGTTTTACGATGGCTTGGATGGACTGCGAATAATGTTAGTGGATGCAATTGGATTAGACCCAAATATTTGGCTTGAGCAAGGGCAAATCATTGGACTTTCCATCAAATATCAAGAGGAAAGTATAGGTATCACAATCACAGGTAAGTGTGAAATAGAAGGAAGATATGCCTGTCCAACCACACCTTATTTATTAATTTCCGACCAGGAAAGTGTTGAATTTAGGCTTATTAAAAACGTGGTCAATGAAGCATTCAAATATTTGGATGGTGAGCGCAAAGATTGGAAACAGCAATCATTATTCAACCAAGAAGAGTGTAGCTATGAATCACTTTGATATTTTTCTGCTACTTCATAATTCAATCCCATAAATAGAAAAAGTCCGCTGACAAGGCGGACTGAAAATAAGGAGACAAAATACATTAGCGCATTTTTATTATATGTCAAAAACCAAACAACAGCAACCAAATTATAAAATAGGAGACAACATTAAATTCAACCATCCTAGTCACGGATGGATAGATGCAATATTTGAAGGATTCCATATTCCAGGATTAGCACCTGCGGGGTCTAAATGGAGTTTTATAGAGGTTTCCATTAAAGGCAAATTATACAAGGTTTATTCTTTAAATCAGATTAAAATTGGTGAATCATGAAAAGTTGTTTGAACTGCATTTATTCAGGATTTTTGATTGAACGCAATGACGAATTTTATAGCTATGAAGGGGACTGTAACTACGAAGGCGATTATCATCAGAATCAATTCCCAATGGTAACTTTAGTTAATATCTGGCAATGTCAAAAAGATGACAAAGATGAACTAAAGGAAGAGATAGATTTAATCTTTGAGCAAATAGGTAGTAAGTGTGAAGCTTACATACCAACTACATAAAATAATCAACTAATAGCCGCTTAAACAAGTGGCTATTTTATTGTCATTCATTTACCCGACTTACTGAGTATGAAAAAATCTTCTTTATTGCTATTGACGTGGTACAAGAGAATAAGATATATTAAATATGTTGATTTAAAAAACAGATGGCAAATAAAAACCCAAAACGACCACCAAACGCAGTCCTATTTAAAAACCAATGGCAGACTGGGAAAACTATCCAGAAACGGATTCCCATTGCCATTGAGCAAGAGGTTATTGCGATCGCGCAATGCCTTGATCAAAATCCCAGTATTGCCAGCCAAGTTTTGGCCTTTGCCAAAGCACTGGCAGAAGAGACAACAAATTAAAGCCCTCGTACTGCTGAACACAGTCGAGGGACAGCCCCTACTCATGTTCAACCATTTAGGAGCATCTTAATCATGAATCAAAATCAAAAAATTGTCAACAGAAAAGGTGCAATTGTTGCATCGAAGAATTATCCAAAAGGGCTTTCTTTCCGGCAATACGACGTAATTCCCCCTGTAAGGGAATTCTATTACATACCCGATGGATTTGGGTGGCAAAAATTCATCCGACATAACAAAACCCAAAAAACCACTTTCTGTATGGGTATCCCACGCCGCTTATGCGTAATAGACGGGCGAATCCATGAGCTAAAGCGTGGAGGTGTGTAATGGGAAAACATTTAATAAGACACTACGGACGGTATATTTATCGTCATGAAGATTATCAGGCGATTTGTCAAGGGGATGACTGCGCCGCACAAATTCTTAGTTTATTTGAGTTCTGGACCAGTTGCCGGATAGAAGAGATTCGGCGGGTACAAAGCTACAACGATCAAAACAAGAAAAATACTTCTCTTGTTTTGCAAGTACCAACGACGTGGTTGTACGAAACCACTGAAGATATAAGCATAGGCATATTAAATGCTTATGGCGACTCGTCCATAAGGAAGTCAATTAAAAAGCTTCTTGAATGGGGGTTTCTTGATTCAAGAAGCTCCAAAAACGCCTTTGATAGAACCAAAGAATACAGATTTAACACTGATCTAATTCAAACAGCATTAGATCAGTGGAACAATGAAAATGAATCTGTAAAGGCTGAAAGCATTGATAAATCCGATCCGTTAGAAATAACGCAGGAGTCGTTAGAAATAACGCAGGAGTCGTTAGAAATAACGCAGGAGTCGTTAGAAATAACGCAGGAGTCGTTAGAAATAACGCAGGAGTCGGTGAATTTAAAGGATGATCTATATTCTTTAAACATTCAAATTAAACAATCAGATTTAACAGTCACCAGCTTAAACGGAAATAAGAATGCTTCTTCAAGAGAAGAACTAACACAACAGATATCTGCTAACCCTGATTTAAAGGAAGGAATTTCGGATAAACAGATAAATCTCTCATTGGACAAAGCTGCGCCCGCCGCCCCGGCGCGTCTTGACAAGGCAAATGCTGTTGAACCATTTGGAAGACCGCGTAAAAGCGCAAAAGATATAGCCTGGGAATGGCTACCAGATGGACCGTGGAAGAAAGATGGCCAATTAGATAATGACTTTTGGCAATGGTTCGCTTCGGAGTGGGCGGGCAAGTTTGGAACTGACATTCATGAGTCACGGGCTAATGTCTATAGCCACCTCAAAAAAGACCACAACAACTTAGAAATTAGATGGAAGGAATATTCCATCAAAACCAAAAAAGAAGGGGCTTTAGTCCCCCTTCCTGACGCTGTATTGATTTGGCAGCCCATACAGCATCAAACTGTATGGGAGCAATACATTAATTGTAAAAGTTTAGAAGACTTTTACAGCAAGCGTAGTTGGAATCAAGCGTATTTGGAGTACGCATTGATTAATCAACCGCGTTTTGATTGGTCTAAGCATTTACCAGTATCCGCATAACAAATAAAGGTCAACTACCATGCAAGAAATTACTCTATTGCCCCCCCAAAACGTTGAAGCTGAAGAGGTCATCTTAGGTGGTATTTTGCTAGATCCAGAAGCTATTCAACGAGTGTGCAATCTTTTACCTGCCGAAGCATTTTATATAGATGCACACGCGGTGATTTACAAAGCTGCTTTACAAATTCATTCACAGCACCAACCCACTGATTTACTCTCTATGGCTAATTACCTGAGAGACAAGGATCAATTAGAAAGAATTGGTGGCAGAAATAAATTAGCCACTTTGGTAGACCGCACAGTATCTGCAATTAATATTGATGCTATGGCGGCATTAGTTCTGGAAAAATACCAACGCAGACAATTAATCAAGACTCTTAATGAATCGCTAAAAATAGCGTGGGATACTTGGGTCCCGACACATGAAGCTATTGAAGAGTGTCAAAGGAAGATACTTGATATAAGCACTAATCAAACAAAATCAGAACTGGTTCACATCAGTGATGCTGTGACATCTTTATACACAGAAAAATATGAAATTCAGGCGGGAGAACGACCTGCCCCTGTCAAGATGGGGTTTTATGACTTAGATAACCGTCTAGGAGGACTGCATAAAAAACTGCTGCATATCTTAGCGGGTAGACCCAGTATGGGAAAAACTGCTTGTGGTATGGCGATCGCTTGGCACGTTGCCAGTGTACTGTTGAAGAATGTTTACGTATTCTCCTTGGAAACATCTAAAGAAGATCTGGCGGCTAGATTAGCAGCTAAACTAACCCGAACCTGTTTGAATCAATTTGTAAAAAATCAACTCACTTTGAGTGAGTTGAACGAATTTTTCAACTTCACTCAATCACAAATATTGCACGACTCAAGGCTATTTATATGCGATAATTTTAGCATTTCTCCCATGGAGATGCGGAACACGATTAGGCAAAAGAAAGCTAAAACTGGCGATGTAGGCTTGATTGTGGTTGATCACATCACCCTGCTTGCTAGAAATGATAAGTCCAATAATAGGGACTTTCGGGTTAAAGTTGGGGATACAAGCCGAATGCTTAAAGAGTTGGCAGGGGAATTCAATTGTCCAGTATTGGCTTTATCTCAGTTAAACAGAGCCACGGAAAGCCGAACAGACAAAAGACCTACCATGGGCGATCTGTCTGAAAGCGGGAATATTGAACAGGACGCAGATGTCATTATGATGTTGTACCGTGATGAATATTAT